AATCCAGTGTGTATATGGAACTGACCATAAGAACTTTCCCCATTCAGCTTCAGGGAACCAATCAAGCCATGTTTTGATGGTGGTTGTTCTTAGCTGTGGATTAGTGTTACGGATAATAGCCCAGCGGCTGCGCCGCTTACCATCTTGTCCCTTTTGTTGTTGTAAGGCTCTGCGGAATATCTCAACGCAACAGCTAACAGATTTACCAGAGCCTACTGGCCCACGTAAGCCACGAAAGAAACTGTCATCTTTCATAAATGATTTAAGAACATCACCGTCTGGTTTGTACTTAAACTTGGTCAACCTTTTGATCCCTGCCAAACTTTATCATGCGTTCGATAGTTTCCGGCCCTATGGAAGCGATGAGTTTGTCTGCTTCATAGTCTGTACAAAACTCTTCAGGGTGGTGAACAAGGTGAACTTTTTTCACCACTCTACGCAAAACTTCACGTTCTTCTACCTTCAATGTATGAAGAAAACTCATCTAAACCTCTTAGCTATCTGCCTTGCGGCTTTGGGCTGCTTTGAAAACTGTTTGCCTTTGGCCGTATCTTCACGCTTCTTTTTGCTACTAGCAGCATACTGTGCGCTGCTCATGGCTTTGATGGCAGCAGCTGGAAGATACCTTTCACCTGTAGCTTCAGAACCTTGGGTAGATGGCTTACCAGATTTGGTACGCCACTTCTGGCGTGTCCATGCTCGGAGCGATTTCTGTGAAGCAGAAAGTGCCATTACTTACCCACTTCCTTTTGTGCTGCTTTATGAGCCTGAGTAAATGACTGCCCCTGTCTCATAAGTCTACGCATTAAGGCCATATGTTTTTTAGAATGATGCTTTGAGTGCTTTAGAAGTGTTGATTTTTGTTGTTTGGTTATCACGATGTATAACCTCCACCACGTTTTTTATACAGCAATGCAAGCCTTTGCGCTTTTCGCGCAGACCATTGGCCCGGTCTACCGCCTTTGCCACTAGCTTTTATTTGCTCAAACAAACGCTTTCGCATACCGGGCTTTGTATAGTTACCAGCTGCATTAACTGCCACTATTTCCACCTTCAAAAAATATATCCAAATTATATTGCTTTTGGGCCATCTTACGCACTTTGTCCATAAAATCAGCTTTGCTTTTAAAAGACATTGTTTGATTAGCTTTTTCAGACGCCTTAGCAATAGTATCCATTCTTTTACGACCAGCTTTTCTACGTGCTTCACTTAACAATGAATCTGTCATAACTAAGCCTTACCCATCTTTGACTTCATAATCTTTTTCTTCAATGCCTCTGGCAAAGTCTTTTGTTTTGCAGTTAGCATTGATTTCTTTTTAGGGCGACCAACCTTTGATCCATAAGTTCCTTTTCCCATAGGCATAGCAATCTCCTTAACTAACGTCTAATAAACTTCTTTTGCCAGCACCACCACGTCTGGCACGAACACTGCCACGACTTGCAGCAGGTTTTTTCTTTTTCTTTTGTTGCGTATTAGCAGAAGCAGCAGATTGTTTAGGGGCTACTGACTTCATCATTCTAAACGCAAGACTAGCTTCAGGCGTTTTTAATATTTTGCCAAACATTATGCTTTCCTTTTCTCTTTCATCTTCTTGTAACGAGCCAGCAGCCGCCGACCCTTGGCTACCGCAGAGGCTTTATCACCACGATGACCCCATGCAATAAGAGATAGCTTCAAACGAGTGGGCCTACCCTTTTCATCTTTCAGTGGCCCTTTGGCAGATCCCATTCGCACAAGGAAGCTGCCTTTACGTCTAACTTGTTCTGGTGTTTTGGGTGCGCCTTTTACTGGCGCTTTCAAGTTGCCTTTTTTGCCGGACTTGGTTCTGTAGGAGGCGCGACCTTTGGCGTTCAGACCACCTTTGGGGTTCTGTCCTGCTTTCCTTGTCCATGCTGGCGACTTGGGCATTATGTGTTCTCTGCATTTGTATTCATAGATACTTGTAAAGTATTTGAACCCATTTGTGATGTAAATGCTTTCCACAATGAAGCGCGTTTATTTGTCATCGGCCCCTCGAACACAAATGTAGGTGCATCGGGTTCGATGTCATCATCATAGTCTATGTCTACAGTTTGCATTTGCTCAGGAAGGGTAATGTTTACTTTCAAAGCATCTGGGCGTGGTTTGCCGCCCGGCCCTTCCGGCATCAATATGCCACCCATGAATCTAGCAGCTGGATAGATACTGCCAGAAGCGCGTGTCTCATTAAATACATCTTTTATTGCATGAAAGGTATCACGCTCTTCAAAATCATATGTATCAAAGATGTTTATCTTACCATCAATCTTGCGAACACCAAACTCACCTAATGTAGTTCGTATCTGTTCACCAACAGTACCAATCTCATAGTTCTGTTCAAAGATGGATGATTCCTTAAAAAACTTTTGAACATCATCATAATTAATAGACTGAACTTCACCCTCTTTTAAATTAGGGTACTTGTCATTAATAACAAGCCGGAGAGCCTCTAACAACTCACCGGACACATTGTTCTCATTAATCTCTGAATCAAAAGGATCCATAAACTCAGGAAGCACAGAGTTCATAACACCACGCAAATAAAAATTATAATGCTGTGGCATATCTTTTAGCATGTCATTCAATGTCGGCATTTAGACCTTATCCATAAAATAAAAAATAACATGGTTATTAATGGATGAATGATTACAAACAACCAAACATTTATTTCTTGATAAGTCAAGCCAGACATATTCGCCAGCGACTTTAGTAATTCAACGCAATACCAAAATACATAATCCATATATGCCTCCTTGTTGGTGCATATATGCTACAGAGTTCTGATGAGAATTGCAAGAGAGGAGGATGGGGTCGAGGGGTGGACGTCTCGGTTTTTGGACCCCACACGCTATGTCAAGTCAATCGACACTGTAATGTCGCCAGCGTGCATGTGCATGTGTCGCTCGGGAGCCTTGAACCCAGCACGGTCTAGTATATCCTTGCTCGCTTCCAGCTGTACGTACTCACTCTTGGCTCCCTGAGCGAGCTGCACTAGCCGTGCAGCGGCAGTCGTAGCGTTGATGCCGAGCGTCTCCGCCACTCGTTGCATCATGTACGCCTGCACATGCTGAAGCCGCAAAGCCTTACTGGCTGTCACTCTCCCACTCTCACCGCTTGCATATCCAGCTTCATGCGCGGCTTCTTTGATGCTACAGCCTGTTGCTACGAGAGTATCAACCAGCCGCGCTTGTTTGCTGGTCACTGCAAGCTGTTTGTTCGCCATCTACACATCCTCTCTAATCATTGAACCCCCCCTATATCCCCCCCTTTTACACTCCTTCGCCACCGCTTGTCAACGCACAAGCGAGAGCAAGACCTCACAAGCACTCACAGCTACGCCTCCTTGCGGTCACACCTCATCTCTGCCCTTTGCTCTCTGGTTGTGCGTCTTGTCACAGCAACCGTTCCTTCGTTTCTACAGCTGGGGCCTCCCCCCTGCGGATAGTCTGCATGCTGCACCCCAGCGTGCAGACGCTGCGCTGTCAATCCCCTGCCCGCACCACTTCTCGCTTCGCTCGAACCGGGTTGGGGATTGATCTGCCCTCTGTGGCACAGCCCTTGCCTATCTACCGCAGGGGGTTTTCCCTGCACTGTAGCTCCAAAGGAGGTTCCTATGAGCAAGACTACTAACCATTTCGCTTCAGGCTTCGATTCAGTGTTCCCACAAGGAGATCGTTCTTCAATTTATCTCACAAAGAACATTGCTCGTAAATGCGTTGAGCAAGCAGAGTGGCTCATCCACTCAAAAGAGAAAGACATCGACGTTCTCACACAGGACGGCAAAGCCATCGCTGGTGCTGACGAGACAAACGAGGAGAACACGCTTCTCATCTGTCGCAAATACGGCGCGGTGCGTGGCGCATTGCACTTCGATGACGTGGCACTTGACCGTATCGCTGAACGGCAGGACAATCTACACAATGAGTGTAAATACCTTGCCGCCTTCATCGAACAGATGAAAGCAGCATTCGAGCAATGCACTGGTGATACTTTCACACCTGCTAACAAGGCGCAAACACCAGCTATCTCTAGCAAGAGAGCAGAAGCATTGCGCAAAAGATTCAAGGCTGCATAGCAGCCTTGGCCTAGCCCTTCGGGGCTAGGCAAACATTGTTGCCACCTGAGCATGTGGTGACACAGGTTGTAAAAGTCTTTGACCTCTGGCCTGTACCCTAAACTGCTCTTTTTCTCCCCACTCGGCTTGCAGATTTATCCTGATCTGCAAGCCTCTTTCGCCCTGGCTAAACTGTCCACCCCCAAGGCAGAGTAATAGCAGCGACAGTGAAGATGCGCTGGACAAAATCGAATCATTTTATTTTCAGTTGGAGACCACAATGACAGGAATCAAATGTGCATATTGCGATCAACGGATTGCAACAAATTATTGCTCCGATAGTGACGACCATTATTGTGAAGATTGCTATCAACAAAAATTAATTGATGATGAATGTTATTGTGATAGCGACAGGTACATCACATGCCATTTACATCGGCATGATTAATTATGTCCCGATACGTCAATTAGATGAAACTCGGTGATATAATATGTGAGTAAGTTAAACAAACAAAGAAAGGACTGTGACGAAACAGACTGACATACATACAATCAGGAACGACTTTCTTGATTTGGAGTAAACAACACCCGGGGCTGGCTATACCACATGCTCTGCAAGCAATGCCAGCCCCACCGTTTTGGAGGCAGACATGGATTTATTTTGGATCGTATTCATTTTAGCAATCAGCTGCGGCACTATCGGCTATGGCTTTTTTATCTATGAATTATTCGTAGCTGTTAAAAATGAATTGAATAAATAGCTTTACCTTAGTGCAATAATGCACTACATTGTAGATACAAAGGAGGCAATCATGAATGATTTATCTACAACAAACTTTGCCATTCAAACTGAAAACGAATGGTCATTCCCAATCGATACATGTGATTTGTACACAACAGTTGACAGTGGATTTAGCTTTATTGATGTTCCACAATCAATGTCACGTTGCATTGTGCGTACCGACACTAATCAAGTACTTGGTGTGCATGGCTCTAAATACAAAGCAATCAAGCACGATGATGTAGTCAACTCAGTGTTCGAGGCTGTCACTGCATCAGGCATATCCAATGACTATGACCACAAGGTCAATGTCTTTGACAATGGCGCAAAGATGCGCGGCATCATCAGATTCAATGACCTGACAATCCAACCAGCTGTCGGTGACACTATCGTATTTCAACTTACATTCTTCAACTCATACGATGGGTCATGGGCGTTTCAGCAGTCAGCTGAAGGGCTGCGGCTAATCTGCCTCAATGGCATGGTCAGTCAATACTCTGTTGCAAAGACATGGCAGAAACACACAGCCAACATCAATGTCAAAGCAAGCGCCAGCAAACTACAAGCTGCGCTTGATGGATTCTTCCAAACCAAAGAATCATACATCAGCTGGAAGAATACTCATGTCAGTGATCAGATGGCAGAAGATTTCTTCAAGCACAAAGTCTGCCGAATCAACAACAACACAAGCACATTCAAATGGAATGAGAAGCGGCTTGATGATCTGATGGTGTGCTGGCGCAATGACAGTCAGGCATTGGGGCAAAACAAATGGGCGTTGTACAATGCCTTGACTTACTGGTCATCACACACAGAAGATAACAAATCCCCGGCAAACACACAGCGTTTGCGTGAGGGGATTGTATTCAAAGCTATTGCAAAAGGTAACTGGGAGATTGCGTAATGACTGCACCTAAATTTACTAAACAACAGTTTGAATTTGTTGCCGACTTTTTTGGCCCACTCATGCATCATCCAAGTGATATTGTCGAGGCAGCTGAACACCTTGCCAAGACAAATCCAAACTTCAAGAAAGATCTATTCATGGATCGTGCAACTCAGGCATGGGAGGCTCGTTATCTTGACGAGCAACATGCCGAGATGCAGGACAACGAATCCATGATCGACAGCAAACTTACAACCAACTATTTCGAGGATGAAATCAAATGGCTGTATGGCAAATAGAAATCACAGGCAGCTGTAGCCGTACTATCGAAGTCATTGCAGATGATGAAGAGCAAGCTTCAGAACTAGCTTGCAGTGAATTTGATAGACTTTGGAAAGCACAACCAGATCAAAACTTTGATTTGTTTGAAATGGATATATGGGAGGCAACAAATGCAACTGAAGCCTGATGTTCTCGAACTTATACAACTTTACAACGCACAGTATGCTGGTGCCTATGCTGGAGATCCTGAAACAACCTACGATAAAATACTACAGCGTTGTAATCACAATTTACAAATGGTCGCAGATCATTTTGAATATGCGGATAACACAGAACCGCATGGAGGTAATGATGAATGACTATCCTAAACTACGAGAGATACAACTAGCAGTCAGCAAAGTAACTGGCGTTGGCATGCACGAGCTTATATCAAACCGCAAGCATGCCCGAATCTACAACGCTCGTTATATGTACTACCTGATGGCGGCTGAATGTACGCCAAAAAGTTTCGTGCAAATAGGTGACGCTATCTACAAAGATCACACCACAGTCATGGCTGGCAAACAAAAAGCGAAGACAAAACTAGGTGATGTGAACTGGCTCACCCAGCTGAGGCAAGTATGCAACGAATTGGGGTTGCCATTGATTGCATAAATGCAGTATGCTCACTGCATGATTACTTACCTAGACCAACTAATCAAAGCGGCAACAGATAGAAACCTGTCTATCCTTGCCGCTTTCCGCAAAGCAAATGTACCTACCAGCACGTACTATCGAACACGTGCTGGTAAAGATTTACGATTGTCAACAGCAAGGAAAGTGATGGATGCAATCACATCCAGTGAAAACCGTAAATAATATCTGGACAGATGCCGTAGATAATCTACGAGCCATCCGTAAAGAACGCGGTATTTCACAGGAAGAACTAGCTTTTCTGATAGGTTGTGAACCTTCATTTATTCACAAACTAGAAAGACAAAAGCGATTCCCATCACATCACTTATTGGTATCATGGATACATGCCCTCGAAGCGAAGATCGTAATCAAAACAAAATAAAGATGGTTATGCGGCTTAGTGTGACCACTGTAAAAATTCTACTATTTATTATGTTA